CATTGCGAAATTTAAAAAAGGAGGGCTTCCGGCCCTCATGCGTACCAAATCAACAAAGGGGAAATCTATAGCCTGGACGTCCGAAGCTCTGGGGTTTTGGGAGGGGCTGTATCTATATGCACCACACTGCTCCGAAAAATGCCCCCGGACTGATGAACAATGCCGTTTGGCGCGGGCGGCGGTGGCGGAAGAAACAAAATACTGTCTGGAATGCCGACATGATGAGACGGATAAATGCACCCCCTGTCTTGATGGTGAGACAAAAGCCGGGGCACCGTTTCAAATGAGCTTATTTTAGGCAGAAGGGGGGATAATGGGGGCACCACAAATGCAAAGTAAAAAGGAATTGAATTACCGACGCGGGCAAACATGGCGAAATTGTGGAGGATGTGACCATTTTGTGGATTCTGTAAATACAATGGGCTTACTTGGACGGCATTACCCGGCCTGCCATAAAATTGGGCTGAAACCTGGCCGTGCATACTGTGTGCACGAGAACAACCAGTGTGATGCCTTCGACAACACCGCGGGGCTGAAAAAGTTGAAAGGGGAAAAATGAAAAAGAAACCAGATCCGCGGCCGGCGCCGGAAATTCATTGCACCTATGACGAATTGGTGAAAGTAAAAGACTTGAAACCATACCCGAACAACGCCCGCGAACACCCACAAGAGCAAATCGAGGCATTGAGTGCGTTGATAGCGGCCAGGGGTTGGCGAGTCCCCATCACAGTGAGCAACCAAAGCGGATACATAGTAAGAGGCCACGGCCGCCGCCTGGCCGCTATTGCCATGGGCCTTGATGACGTTCCGGTTGACTTCCAGGACTACGCATCACCGGACGACGAAAAGGCCGACCGCCTGGCCGATAATAAAATTCCAGAGTTATCACATTGGGATTTTGACGCCATGGCCAAGGATTTCACCATGGAGGAAATCACCGCCCTTTCTCCATCTATTGGGATGACGGAAACAGAGTTGAATAATTTCATGGACGCCGCCCACGTCCCGTTGACACCAACAGACGCCAAGGCCGCCGCGCTTGCCGCCGCCAAGGCATCGAAAAAAACCGACGTTCACGACGAGGCCGGCTTTAAAAAGGAAATGAAAGCGGCCGTCGAACCCAAAATGGCCATAGTCCCCCAATATTGTGAAGATTACGAGTCTTTTATTATTGTCTGCAAAAATACGATTGACGAGGGGTACATACGCCAATGTCTTGGCCTTTCGGACCTTTCCGCATCTTATGTGGATTCAAAAATTCTTCGGCCAAACATTTTAACCGTGGAGCAATTCAAGGAAAAATGGGAATCAAGATAATAATACCAAGCGAAGACCGCGCCGAAAGCGTCTTGACCAACATCGAGGGCGCCATTTTATACGTGCCTGAGGCCCAGGCCGAGGCCTACGCCACCCACAATCCTGGCCTTGAGATTTTACACCATGGCCGTTTCAGGAACCTGGCAGAGAAGCGCCAGGCCATTTATGATAAGTTTGGCGATCATTTCCAGGTGGACGACGACATCGCCTTTGTCTCCAGACAGTACAAAAAAGGAAGCAACCGGCGAGACCACCTAACACCCCGGGAAATAAACGACGTTATCCAAGGCACACACCAAGCCGCAAAAGCCGCCGGCGCCCATCTTTTCGGCTTCAACAGATCACCAAACCCAAAGCACTATAACGCCCACAAACCCATCATGTTGGTTGGATATATTAACGCGTGCGCCTTCGGTTTACGTGTGTCACCGCACCTGTTTTTCTCCCCACACACCACGGCCGCGGAAAGTCACTGGATTAATCTTTTAAACGCCTACTATCACCGTTTCGCGTGGATTGACACCCGGTTTCATTTTGCCCAGGCGCCGGGGTCCACATTCTTCCGGCCGGGCGGGCAGACAGGCCGGCGAACAATCGAAAGCGAACGCCAGGACACGTTATTTTTGCACCGCATGTTTGGCGATGCCGTCCGCATTAAGCCGGGCCGCGCCACAGATGCCGCGGCCGTTCACCCATACCAACGCACCATAAGGATCCCACTATGAGCCGAGAAAAACCCCATTTCGTTTATTGTTTAGTGGATCCGTTTGACGGGAAAATCAGGTATGTGGGCAAAAGTAAAAGCCCGCGTTCCAGGTTAAGCGCCCACATTAAAGAATCAAAAGTCAGGCAAAACACCGCCAAAAAGACATGGATTCACGGGCTATTAAAAAAGGGCACGTTCCCCAAACTGGAGGTGGTGGCCGAAACATACGACCCGGTGGAGGCCAGGACAATGGAAAGCGCGACATGCCACAAACACCAGGCCACCATTTACAATATTCACGACCCGGCCAAGGGCGCCAAGGACTTTAAAACCCAGGCAAAAAAACAACATGCAAAAAAAGATTGAAAAACTCCTTGAAATTGCCTCAGATGCCGACAAGGTGGAATTGAAGATCATCCACAACGCCTATCTTGCGTGCCTCAAAGCCCTGAATGAAAACCCGACAGAGGCAGGAACCAGGACGGGGCACGTCACAAACGCGCGCAAAGGCTTGGAGGAAACCGTCGCCAGATTGTGGGCGTCGTATTTTCCTGAAACCAAAGGTTTTGAAAACGGCCTGGCCGCGTGGAAGTGGTTGCAGGCCAAGAATTACAAAGTGGGCCGCGCAAAATTCTACAAAGACCTGAAAGACCCAAAGAAGCTTCAACAGGAGGCCGACGGATCCATTTTACAAAGCAAACTCGAATTATACGCCGGCACTCTCAAGTATTTAGGGGATCCGGCCGAGGCAATGCAGGGCTGGCAAACAAAAGAAGCCAAATTGAAGGTGGAAAAACTCGAAACCGAAACCGCATTGAAAAAGATTGAATTACAGTTGAAGCAGGCCGCCGTTATTCTTCGACGCGATGCCGACCTAATGAGGACGGCCATTATCACAGTGTTGGACTCCACCCTGAAAAACGCCTACATCACGCGGGCCCCGGCGTTGGTGGAAGTGGTTGCCGGGGATCCGGCCAAGGTCCGCGCCCTTATAGCCGAATTAAACGAGATACAAAACGACGCCTTTTGCGGCCTTGCCGACATGGGAGAGTTTGAAATTGATATTACATGAAGGGGTGGGCGGTTTAGCGTGATAAGCAGGGGCCATTTAATTACTTATTAGAACCGCGGCAACACATGAGAATCGAAAAGGGAATGCTTATAAAGACAAACTATTCCGGCCCGTATCGGATTACTGAGGTAAAGCGGGGATGCACGTGCCCAACCTACCCAGACTCCATGGACATGGCCGATCCGCCGCCACAGCCGCCACATTTGCACCTGGCAACGACACGGCCGGATGGTACTGGACGGTTTGGGTTGAACCACTTTTCGGAGGAAACATCACTAAGTTTACAAAAAACTTATTGCGGTGGGAAGGCGGTCCTTGATTTTGACCGGGTTATAATAATGGATCAAGACGGACCTGTGCAGCAAACAATGTTCTAACAACGCCCTTGCGGGCCGGATCCATGACACCGGGAGGAAATAAATGAAAATCACAGAAACAATAGAGCGCGATTGTTGCCAGAAACAAGACCTGCGGCCTTATCGCGGGGCGGAACAACCGCCAGGCCACCCGGTTATATTTCTGTTTTTCTGTATCCATTGCGGCCAGGTTTGGAAGTCTGGTCACCCAGGCCTTCCGGAGACCATCGGTACCGCCGGCCTTTCCCGGGTACCTATATGAACACACCGCCCGTCACCACCATAAAAGGCAATACCGCCGCCTGGTGGTTGCCGCCCTATCTTCTTAAAGAACTCCAAAAAAAAGGGCATATCTATTTCAAAGGCCGGTTGTCAAAAGCTGAAAAACAGGTCTTAAGGATCCGGCCACCTATCCGGCCATCACAATGGGCCGAACGTCACCGGATCGTCACGTTAAGCAACCGCCCAGGCCCGTGGCGAAATGATGCCACGCCGTACCTGGTCGGCATCATGGACGCCATGGCCTGGCCAAGTGTCAGGACCGGGATTGTATGCGCGTCGCCGCAAACAGGCAAAACCGAGGCCGCTAATAATTTTGTTGGTTGTAACGGCATAGACCGGGCGCCAGGCCCGGTCTTGTATGTTTTCCCGGATCAAATGACCGCACGGGAAAACAGCCAGGACAGAATCATCCCGATGATTGAAACAAGCCCCAGGCTCCGGGAATACTTGACCGGCGTGGATGATGACAAATCATCATTGCGGATACGCCTTTTGCACATGCCCATATACCTGGCGTGGGCGGGATCCGCGGCGCGCCTTGGAAACAAGCCTATTAAATATGTCATATTCGATGAAACCGACAAATACCCGCCCCTGGCCTCAAAACGCGAGACAGACCCCATTTCGTTGGGAGAGAAAAGAGTCATCACCTACCGGTATGACCATAAAATACTCAAGATCAGCACACCCACGACGGGAAACGGCGTCATATGGGTTGCACTTAACACCGAGGCACAAGAGATATTTGATTACCAGGTAAAGTGTCCTGATTGCGGCGCTTTCCAGGTAATGACCTTTGAAAATATATGGTGGCCAAAAGAGAAAGGGGAAGACGGGAAAGAAGCCCACCCGAACCCGGAAACCTTGGAGGCCAAAGAAACGGCCCGCTATGTGTGTGAGCATTGCGGCGAAAAGTGGAACGATGCCGCCAGAGACGAGGCCGTAACCGCCGGGCGTTGGGTTGGCAGGCGATCAGGCCATGAACTCTTCGACCATTTAGCAGAAAAAACCCCCACAAAAATAGGGTTTCACTTGCCGGCCATGGTTTCTTCCATGGTTTCTTTGTCGGCCATTGCAGCAGATTTTTTAAGGTCCAAAGACAATAAAAAGAAATTGCGCGATTTCAACAACGCCCGCCTGGCCATACCGTGGACTAATTACACCGTTGACCGGGAAGAAAAAGCCATCCTGGCCCTACGCGATGACAGGCCGCGAGGCCTTGTACCGCCTGGCATTGACGGGTTGACCGCCGGCGTTGACACTCAAGATTATGGTTTCTGGTATGAAATAAGGGCCTGGAAGGTTGGCCCGGCGGGCCTTGAAAGCTGGCAAGTCAGAGAAGGATACATCCCGTCAATCGACAAAAACGATTTCTCCGGCCTGGACGACGTCTTGTTTAATGGCGTCTACAAAGACCATACCGCCCGTGAATATTCGGTTTCAAAAGTCTTGATTGATTCAGGAGGGCACCGCACAAGCCAGGTGTATACATGGTGCGGCCGCAAACCGCGAATATGTTACGCGGTAAGGGGAGAGCGTACAATGGCCAAGCATTGGGACACAAAAAACGCCTTGACCTATCCCGGCACTAAAATACCCGTGCCCGGATACCCGCGCCGCCTGCACATCGACACCACCCATTTCAAAAACATCCTGGCCGGCCGCCTGGAGGTTGCCCCGGCGGATCCGGGCGCATGGCACATGCACAGCGAAACGAGCATGGAATGGGCGCGACAAATGACCGTGGAATATGAAGACGAAAAAGGCGTCTGGCAATGCCCGGACGGAAAAGCAAACCACGCGTGGGATGCAAGTGTCTACAACCTGGCCGCCGCCACCATTTTCATCACAGCCCAAAAGGCCGCAAAAGAAGCCAAGCCAAAGCCCGGCCGCCGTGTCATCAGTGGGGGGATTGATGGTTAATAAAAAGATTCTAACGAGCAAACAGGAAATCATGGATTATTGCGGCGGCGCATCGAGGCATCTTTTCAATAAATACATTGCCGCCGGCCTACCGGCAAGATACGAGGACAAGAGGTGGATTGCATACGCCGATAACATTGACGAATTTTTCAGGGTTTACACCAAAGTCAGTATGAGAAAATCCATGAAATCCATCCCGGAAGAATGAAGAAACCAAGCACCCCGCCGCACCCCCTCAAAAAACCCTGTCAAGGAAAATAACACGCCGATAGCACGTCAATAACCCGCCACTAACACGCCGATAACGCACCAACGCCCAAAAATCCATAAAAGCCAATGCTATCCTTTCCGCGCATGTTTCCTTTCACTTCCTTTCCCCCCGGCGTCGGTTGGAAAATTCCGGCCGGCGCCACCGGGAAAGGGTTGGAACAAAACACCGCCCAAAGGAGCATCTTACATGGCAGGCATTACACTTGCAGAAGCCGAAGCGAAGTTGACCACCTGGATGGAAGCAGACGACAAGGTGGCCACCGGCCAGTCCTACGCCTACCCGGGCGGCCCGAACCTTACCAGGGCCGACGCCAAACTAATTCAAGACAATATCACCTTCTGGGAACGAAAAGTGGAGCGCCTCACACGCGGCGGAATCCGAGTTCGAGGAGTTACGCCATGTTGAGCCGGTCCGCATTCCGCGAAATCGCCAAACCCACCACCATGGAAAAGCTTATGGGCTGGTTTTCCCCGGGCCTCGCTGTCAAGCGCCGCCGCGCCCGTGTGACCATGGCCGTTTCGGGCGGTTACACCGGAGCATCAAAAACCCGCCGAAGCCTCAAGAGCTACACGCCCGGCGGCCAGGACGCCGACGCCGATCTTTTGCCGGACCTTGAAACCCTAAGAGAGAGAAGCCGCGACATGGTGCGAAATATGCCCCTTGCCGCCGGCGTAATAAATACAAAAGTCACCAATGTGGTTGGGACCGGTATCAAACTGCACGCCCGGATTGATCGAGCCGCTTTGAACATGTCAGACGCCGGCGCCGACGTGTGGGAAACCAACACCGAACGAGAATGGCGCTTGTTTTGGAATAGCCAGGAAGTGGACGCCGCCCGCACGCAAAACGGAGACGCCCTGTCCGCTATGGTGTACCGCCAGGCAAAAGAAAACGGGGACGTGTTTGTATTACTCCCACGGATCACCCGGAAGAATAGCGTCTACAATCTAACATTACAAGTCATTGAGGCGGACCGCGTGTGTAACGAAAACAACGCCCAGGACACCGACACCCTGGCCGCCGGCATAAGAAAAGACACCTATGGCGCCCCCCTGGAATATCAAATACTATCCGCCCACCCTGGAGGCCTGGCCTATACGGGCGGAACCTGGCAGAAAATACCGGCCTTTGGGGCACGTTTAGGCCTCAGAAATATCCTCCACCTATACAAACCAACCCGCCCGGGGCAAACCCGCGGGGTTCCGGATCTTGCCGCCGTCATTGAGCCATTAAAGCAGTTGACGAGATACACCGAGGCGGAGCTAATGGCCGCCGTTGTTTCGGGGATGTTCACGGTTTTTGTCGAGAACGAACTTGGTGACCCCACTTTTGATCTGGACGACACGGCCACCGAAACCGGCGCCACCACATCGGACGACGATTACAAACTCGCAAACGGGGCCATCATAGGCCTGGCCCCAGGCGAAAAGATCCACGACACAAACCCGGGCCGCCCCAACGCCGCCTTTGACCCGTTCACGCTTGCCATCTTGCGCCAGATTGGCGTTGCCGTCGAAATCCCTTTTGAAATTTTAGTGAAGCATTTCACCTCCAGCTATAGCGCCGCCAGGGCCGCCTTATTGGAAGCCTGGAAATATTTCATGGTGGAACGAAAGTGGCTTACGGATAATTTTCATCAAGTCATTTATGAAATATGGATGTATGAGGCCGTCACCGCCGGCCGTATCGCCGCCCCTGGGTTTCTTGCGGATCCGGCCGTACGTCAAGCCTATTTATCCGCCGAGTGGGTAGGCCCGACAAAAGGCCAGATTGACGAACTGAAAGAAGTGAATGCCGCCAAAAAGCGCGCCGACATGGGAGTTACCACCCTTGCCGAAGAAACCGCCGCAATGACCGGCGGAGATTGGGAGAAAAAGCACCCGCAAAGCGTCAAGGAATACGAGGCCCGGAAGAAAGCAGGGCTGATAGTCGAAAAAGAACCGCCGGGTTTTGCGCCCAATAACCAAGGAGCATAAAGGCATGAGAATCTTTGATATTTTAACATCCCCATGGGCCATAGTTCCCGACAAATTGCAGGAAATCCAGGAGATTTACGCCACCCATTTGAGGGGCGAAAAAATAGACATCAAGGCCGTAGAGGCCATGATCGGAAAGCCGCTTAATAACGAGCGCGAACCATACCAGATCATAAACGACGTGGCCGTTATTCCCATTCACGGAATCATCGCAAAACGGATGAACTTGTTTTCGCAGATTTCCGGCGGGGTTTCCACCCAAATCCTGGCCGGCGACATAAAAGACGCCATCGCGGATCCGGCCATAAAGGGGCTTTTGCTGGACGTGGACAGCCCGGGCGGCACGGTTGACGGAACCGAGGAACTGGCACAGGTCATCTTTAAGGCCAGAGAGGAAAAACCCATTGTTACCTACACCGACGGCATGATGGCGTCGGCCGCGCTATGGATAGGATCCGCCGCCCACAAGGCATACATATCCGGCGACACGGTAAGCGTGGGTTCCATTGGAGTGGTGGCAAGCCACGTTGATTATTCAGAGATGGAAAAGCGCGAGGGCGTAAAGACTACCGAGATTTACGCGGGCAAATTTAAACGCATCGCGTCGCAATATGAACCACTGTCACCGGAGGGCCGAGCGTCCATCCAGGAAAGCGTCGATTATATCTATTCTGTTTTTGTGGAGACAGTCGCCAAACACCGCGGGGTTTCCACGGAAACCGTTTTGAGCGACATGGCAGAAGGCAGGCAATTTATAGGGCGCCAGGCAATCACCGCCGGCCTGGTGGACGGTGTTTCCACCTTTGACCGGCTTATTCATTCCACATTGCCCGCCATGTGGGAAAAGGCCCAGGCGGAACAACAGCTAAACATCTTAAATAAGGAGATATACGAAAATGGACCTAAAGGAATTTAAGACGAAGTATCCGGACATTGCACAGGCATTGAGTGACGAAGGGCACGCCCTGGGAAAAGAGGCCGGGCACGCCGAAGGAATGGAGGCAGGCCGCCAGGAGCAAAACGAGACCGCCGCCCAGGCAGGCGCCCAGGCAGAACGCGACAGAATCCAGGCCGTGGGGAACCAGTACATTCCTGGCCATGAGGCGTTAATTGAAACCCTCAAGTTTGACGGAAAAACCACCGGCGAACAAGCCGCCGTGAAAGTATTGCAGGCGGAAAAGAAACTGAGAGTGGACACCGCCGAGGCACTTGCAGGCGACGCGCCGGACCCGGTCCCCCACGCGGTTACGCCTACCGTCCCGGCGCCAGACACCGCCCCCAAAGACCCCAAAGCAATATGGGATCAGGACGAAAGTTTGCGGGCTGAGTTTTTGGATGATTTTGACAAATATTCGGCTTTTACCAAGGCCGACGCCGCCGGCCAGATCCGGATTGTCAGCAGGCAGTAGTAAGGCGGAAAACACGAATCACTAACAAGGGAGAAAACCATGACCACATTAGCAGTAGACACCGCGCGAGATTTCGAGTTGGGCGACCTGGGAGAATACCCGGTAATCGCGTCCGACATAATTTATGAAGGATCGCCCGTAGGCCTGGTTGATGCCACCGGGCACGCCCAACCCCTCACATCCTCAGACAAATTTGTAGGGTTCGCCCAGCGACAAGCGGACAATTCCGACGGAGCCGCCGCCGACATCAACGTGAAAACCATCAAAAGCGGATCCGTGAAACTGTGCGTTCCGGGCGCCCTCATCACGGACGTGGGGCAGCCTATTTTCGCCACTGGTGATAATGTTTTCGTCTTCACTCCTGTGGGATCCGTCTTTATCGGTTTTGTCCGAAGGTGGGTTTCCTCCGGGTACGTCATTGTGGAGTTCAACGCCGAAGTCCTCAAGAGTCCCTGGGCAGGCCGCGTGTGCGAGGCCCTGGCTGCAGCTACATTGACCCTGGATGCACAGGACACCAACAAGGTCATTGTTTGCTCAGTGACCACCGTCATAACACTCCCTGTCACCGCCACCGCGCTTAAAAACGTCACGTTGCTTTGTGGGGGACCATTCGGAACAGTGGAAATTTCCGCCAGCCCCCACTCAGATGACAAAATCATGGGTCCCAACCTGGCAGGCGTCAACGACAAGGACCTGATCAACACCGCCGCAACGGCAAGACGCGGCGACTTTGTCACTTTGAACGCCGGGGACACTGACGGCTATACCGCGGCCGAACTAAAGGGAACTTGGGCCGCCGAGGCATAACCGCCATTGACGGGCAACGATATTTGACCCCACGAGCACCATAAGGAGAAAAAAATGGGAGCAGGAAAATTAGGCAGCCGAGCCATTATCGGCGAATTTTACAACAAGCTGAAGCAAAACCTTGGAACGCCATGGATTGATGATGTGTCCATGCTGTTCCAGAGTGACCAGGAATCAGAAACCTATAAATGGTTGGGCATGGCGCCCCAGATGCGCGAGTGGGTAGGAGGGAGAGACGCCAAAGGCTTCAGGGAAAATGGCATCACCATTGCCAACAAGACCTATGAAGCGACCATGGAAGTCCTTGTGGACGAAATCCGCCGCGACAAGACCGGCCAGGTCATGCTTCGCGTGGCCGAACTGGCCCAGCGGACCAACAGCCATTGGGCTTCTCTTTTGACCACACTGATCGTGGCCGGCACAACTACGAATTGTTATGACGGCCAGCTATTTTTTGACACGGACCACGACGAAGGGGACAGCGGAACCCTTGACAACGATTTGACCGGAGCCGCCGCAACGGGCACCCAACCCACCGCCGCCGAAGCTGAAGCCGCTGTTATGGCATGTATCACCGCCATCCTGGGATTTAAGGATGACCAGGGGGAACCCATGAACGAGGGCGCCAGCAAATTCCGGATCATGATTCCAGCGGTCTTTTTGTCGCCATTTGCAGCCGTGTTGAATAACGAATTTATAGCGGCCGGACAAAGCAACATCGTCAAAAACATCGACGGGTTTCACTTCACTATGACGGTCAACCCGCGCCTGTCCTCCGGCGCCGTTTTTTACGTATTCCGTGCCGACGGGCAAACCAAGCCCTTCATCCGCCAGGAAGAGGAACCCGTCAGCTTGAGCGCCATCGCCGAAGGGTCTGAACTGGAATTCAAGGAAAACAAGCATGAGTATGGTGTGAAGGCCATCCGTAATGTGGGCTATGGGTATTGGCAACACGCTTGCGTTTACACCTTCACGTAAGAAGCAAGAAGTCTACCAAGCCACTGCCCCCGTGCAGTTTAATACGGGGGAAGTGCTTGGCCTCGCGATCACCTTACGGAAGGAATAAAGCATGAGTTTAGCCACCGCCCACGCCGCCGAGGTTGCAGGCCTCATGGATGACGACGAACACGCCGTAACCGTCACATATAACGGCACCGACATTTCGGCCATTCCGGGTGACCTGAAACGCCAAATCGAGGAAGACGGCGCCATGGTCGATCTTTTGCCCTTATGGGTCGCCGTGGCAGACGTCACAACACCGGCATATTGGGACACGGTTATTTATAACGCCGAAACGTGGAGGGTCCAGCCGGGGTCTACAAAGGCCGGCGCCATGTGGGCCATGGAACTGAAACGCGACGAAAGGCCGCCACTATAATGGGATTAAAAGTCAAAAAACACATTGACGCATTAATAAGGGACTTGGACGCCTACGAAAAAAAGCGCGTCAAGGCCTGGCAGACGGCCGTTAAGGTGGAAGGCTACAGGATCACGCGGACCCTGAAAGAAGAAATCAAGGCAGGCGCCCCAGGCGGCCGGCAATTTGCGCGCCTATCCCAAATCGCAAAGGGCCGCCGATATGGCGCCGGAAAGAAGAAACCGGCCTTGTTTCGCCTGGCCATCCCGATCAGATACCGGGCCGACTATAGAAACGGGCACATGCTTTTTTCTATCGGTTATGTGGATCCGTTCAAGGGTCCGCCATTGAGTAAGATGTGGAAGGCCCTGGCCGAGTTGCACCAAGGCGGCGCCCGGATCCCGGCCACGCCCGAACTTAAAAAATCATTGATTGCCATAGGCGCCAGGCTGAAAAAGCGGAAAACCACGAAAAACCAGGCGAATGTTTTTTTCCTGAAAGAAAGCACGTCAAGCATAAATATTCCGGCAAGGCCTATCATTGACCCATTCTGGCAGGCCCACCGCGCCCAGGCAGAGCGCAATATTGCCACCAATTTTGACCGGAAAATGAATGGTGAACGAATATGAATATGACAACACTGATAACGGCCTACAAAACCGCTTTAAATAATGACACGGCGCTTGCCGCATGGTGTACCACCAACTTTTCGGCCGTGCAAGACGTGAGGGTCAGCATTGACAAACGAGACCCGGCGACACTTGCCGCGCCATTGATTATCCTGGCGCCGCATTCCGAACTGGACGCCGCCGACGGCATGACCTACACCATCGCCGCGTCTTGCGGCCTCCAGGACGAAGGGTTATTGGCCACCGGCCTGGCCAAAGTAACGGAGCTTCAAGGAGTGTCACACCTTGACACGTTCAGGAACACCGTAAAAGCCACCATGAAGGCGGCCACCCTGGACGCCGGATATTATTTCGGAGACATTTCAACCGACTATGAGGCCGTGGACTATTTCCCCAATTTTGTGGCCGTTATGCTGTTTCCCGTCCATTACAAGGCCCGGAAAATGAGGGGGCGGTATTCATGAAAAGCATATTGCCGGCCATCAAGACCACGTTACAAACAGACATCACGTACATTGACGACGCGAATATATTTATCACGCCGGATCTTGACTATATCCCGAACGGCGTCTCTTTCCCTTGTATTGCCATCAAAGACGGCGCCATCAACAGCAATGAATTAGTGGGTAGTTGTATCGAGACAAGGCCCGTCGTTCAGGTTGTCCCCTATGTGGAAATGTCCCACGATGAAAACAGCATAGTGGGCGCCGTTGGTACAAAGGGCCTGCTTGAAATCGAGGAAGACATTAACACGGCGCTGAATTCCAACAGCTTGGGCGTTTCCGGAGTCCTCCATGGGTTTTGTGAAGGATCCGCGCCCAGTGAACTCGTGGGCGATGAACGCGAACCATTACAACGAAAGATTATCACAGTAACCTATGAAAAGGAGGATTAAGAAATGGTTTACATCTTAAAGCCAGGGGCACCGGCCTTTGACGTTGTAGACGGGCCTTTTGCCGGAAAAACTTTCCGTCACGACATCCCCTACACCGACATTCCACCGGCCGACGCTGGAAAATTCCAAAAGAAGAAAACACCGCCGGCCACCGCAACCGCAAACCCTACCACAGAAGCCGCCACAAAAAACGGCGGAAACTCTGAGGTTGACACCCAGGCGCCCTTGAAGACGCCCAAGAAAGGAGGGTCTAAATAATGCGATCCTTTAGAGCAAATGACAATTTGTTAGCCGTATCCGCAAACAACCAGGAAACCGCCATCAACACCGTGCAGACCTTAGACACAAGCCTTCTGGTTGGCGCCGGCGACATTATCAACCTTGAACCGCGCCGGGAGTCTAATGTCGATGAAATGACCGGCAATGAAGAACCCGATACCATTTACGATCTTGGCGGCCTGGCCGGTGGATCCTTGAATTTTGAAAAAGCACAACCACAGCATTTCGCTTTTATGCTGGCCTACGCGTTGGGCGCCATCAGCACCGCCGCCGCTGGATCAGGCTACGCCCACACCATCACGCCCATAGATGGAGATGTGGACGCTTCACGCTCCTTGCCGACATTCACGGCCGCCCAAAGATACGGAAACCAGATCATGAAACGCCGGTTTGCTTCCATGATTATTGACGCATTAACCGCGACGTTTGCCCGTGATTCATGGGTGAAACTTGCCGGCACCATGAAGGGCACCGGGTTAGTGGTGGATAACGTCACAGAGGAAACCATTGCCGTGATACCTGGCATAGATCCTTTCGCCTGCTCTACATCTTTAACCCTTGCCGCCCTGGCCGTGCAAGGCTCCACCGCCGCGGAACGATTGGGCAATGTCCAACGGATCCGGGTTGAATTGGCAACAGGAGTATGGACGGACGTGTCTTTTACCGCAGTGTCCGCCGCGACGCCCGCGGTAATTACCGTGGAAGAAGTAAACGGAACAAGCACGGACCCGGTCAATTTCAAAGTTCTTTTCATTCCGGATGAATCCAGCGCCGCCTGGATGACTTTTCCTTCAAGAGTCACCGAAACGCCCCTACGCGTAACAGACCTAACCGTCAAAATGGGCGGGCTATACACCGCGGCGGGCGGGTTTTTGGGCGGGAAAGAGTTGGCTTGTGAAGTTGAAAGTATCGAATACGCCATACAGAACAACGCCCAGGTTGAAATGTGTGTGGGCGGCGGCGGAACCTACGCAGATAGGGTTTATAGGGACGGCCGCGTGCAAACCCTGAAACTCAATCGAGAGTTTAGGGACTATATCCTTCAACAGCACATCGACAGCAACGACACGTTTGCTGTCCAGATTTTGGCCGAGGGCGCCTTATTCGACAGCCCGCACAAGTACACCGTGGGCCTTTATTTTCCAAAGGTCGGCGTCTTGTCATCCCCCATCAGCGCAAACGGAAAACGCCTGGCAGAAGCCGGAGATTTCCAGGTTTTGCAAGATTCTTCCGAGGGGTCAGTTCAGGCCGTAGTCAAGAATTTAGTGGCCACATACATGGCATAAACCGCACAGGTGTTTGGCGCCGAAAGCGCCAGGAACCTGGCATAAACCATGAACATTTTAACAGGGGGAAAGAAAATGTTTGCATTAAAGGAAAAGGAACAAATGGTAATTATCGCCACCACAAGCGGGGAGGAAGTGGGGATCTTTTACCGGGATCCGACACCCAAAGAATTCCACAAATACCAGGCTGAAAGCGTGCAACGAAAACGGAACAAAGTGATCTTCCGTAGCTCAGAGGCTCAATATAAGTATGGCGCGGAAATCATGACAGGACTCAGGGAAGGGGACTTTGGGGTACCAAACGAGGCCGAGGAATTGGTGGGCATTTCCAGCACACGCGACCATCCATTATATAAAGAAAACTGGAAAGAAACGGTCTGCAAATACGCCCCGGCCATTGTCATCGCGTTGGGTCAACATGTCTTTGGCGGAACCGAGGCCCTGGACGGAGAAGAAAGCGGCGAGGATGCCGGCAAGGACTGATTGACGATCTCCAGGCGCTAAAAGAAGGCCTATGCGGCGACCAGGAAAGGGCAGATTGTGAAAACGAATATGGAACAGGCCCGGAACTGGAATGGTCATGCAAGAATTGCCCGAAAACACGCGCCGGGGATCTAAGCCCATACACCGTAAAACTATTGAATATCCGAGTATTAAAAGCCGCCGGGTTTCCCCTGGAAGCAAACGACCTTTTGCTTGAAGAATGGCAGGATTTAGGCCGCGTTTGTAGCGCTCTTGATACGGGGTGCCCATTTATGGGCGGCAAAAAAGAAGAATAAACAAGGCCTGCGGAGCAATGTTCCGCCGACCTTTCAAGAACAACAAAAAAGGATTTCACCATGCCGGCGCCGTTAAAAATCCAAGTCATTGTGGATGACAAAGGAACTGTAAACGTCCAGAAGTTTGGAAAGGAGGCCCAAAAAGCTGGATTGAAGACAGAAAACGCCTTTAAGAAATCCGGGAAAAGCATGGATCAAATGAACCGCCGGGCCGCCCTGGCCACCAATCATATTTTGAAATTGGCGGCGGCGGCGGCCGGCTTCACTGTATTATTTATGGCCTTTCGGAAAATAAGCGCCGCCCTGTCAGAATACACCGCCCTTGCCGGCGTCCAGGAAACGGCTGAAAAGAAGCTGGCCGCCGTCATCAGAGCCACAGGCCAGGCCGCCGGGCTCAATATCGCACAAATGAAAGCCATGGCCGCCGGGATGCAGGCCGTCACCACCACCGGCGACGAAGTCATTTTAAACGGCATGGCCATTTTGGCCACGTTCAAAAACATCCAGGGGGAAGCCTTTGAAAGAACCACCATGGCCGCCCTTGACATGTCCGAAGTCCTGAAACAAGACCTTAAAACATCCATGGTTATGTTGGGAAAAGCCATGAATGACCCGGTCAAGGGAATGTCCGCCATGAGCAAGGCCGGCGTACAATTCACAGACGAACAAAAAGCCCTGGCCAAACAATTAGTGGAAACCGGCGACATGGCCGCCGCCCAGGAAGTCATTTTAAAAGAACTGGAAGGCCAGTTTGGGGGAGTGGCCAAGGCGGCGCGAGAGACCTACGATGGCATGAAAAAGGCCGCCGGCAACGCGTTGGGCGACCTTAAAGAAGAAATTGGTTTCATTATCACGAAAAATGAGTTTTTCGTTGAAGGCCTCAAAATCCTCGAATTGATATTTATAGGGTTAGGGGAGGAAGTAAACGCCAATCAACAAAACTGGCGTGATTTCGCAAAAGACGGGATCCTTGCCGTCATTGACGCCATGGTCATCGCAGTTTTCGGCATGGGCGACATGATAGCAGGCCTGAAAAGCATGGCTGGATATTTACTTACAGTGGAAAAAGTATGGCTCAAAATGAAAGAGATCAACATCTTGATTGCGGATCCGTTTGGATCAGATCCAATATGGATAAGCATGTTGCAGGATATACGGCAAGAGCAAGCCGACAACGCCGACGCCATGGTAAAGGTGGCCGAATCCATCACGGCCACAAAGGACGCCGCCGACCTTCTGGCCGGTAAATTAATGGGGTTAAAGGGGAGGCTGGAGGACGTTGGCACGGGCGGCAGGGAGATCGGAGAAAGCCAAAATGGTGCCACAGACAAAGTCAAAGCCCTGGCCGCCGCCCTGTTAGGAGAACAAAAGATAATTGACGACCTCACAAAATCCATGGCCGGCGTTGATTGGGGCATAGGACAAATGGGGATGAACGAAATGGCCCCACAATTCGATTTTTCAGAAGCGACCAAGGAAATGAAGACCTTTCAAAAAGAATTAACCGCCCTTGTCGATCAAGCCGGGAAGACTTTTGACGGTCAATCCTTCGGGGATTCCCTGGCGGAAGGGATAAACAACGCCGTTATTTCCATGCAGGGCCTTTTTGATATGTATGAAAAACAGGCCGCCGTAGAAAAGGGCCTCGCGGAGCAAAGGGAAAAAGCCCTTTTAATCCCGGATATTGAGGAAAGGGCCGCCGCAATCGCCGACGTGACCGAAGCAGAGGACGAAGCCTCAAAGGCCATGATTGAGAACCAGCTTTCCGGATACCGTCAACTATTCGGGACCACAAAGTCGTTATTCGAAGAAAACTCGAAAGAACGCGAGGCGATGCACAAACTTGAACAGGCTTTTGCTTTGGCAGAAATCGCAATGGGCCTACAGAAGAACCTTGCCGTTGTCGCTGGATATTTCACGCAATCCACGGCGGCAGTCGCGGCGGCAGGGGTCCAAAACGCGGCCAATACATCGACAGCCTTGACAGGGGCGACGGCAAGTATCGCGGCACAGGGGACAGTCCCGGTTGCAGGGTTCGCAATGGTTGCAGCCATGGCGGCACTCATGGCCGGGGTTTTGGCCATGGGCGGCATCGCATTTGGCGGTGGAGGCGCTAATGTATCGGCGCCGGGCGCAAGTTTGCCTGATAGCACAGT